AGATAATAAGTAGATTACTACTATGGTTTTTATTTTCTCTATGTTCTGATTCTTTCAGAAGAGATAAATGAAGACGTACTAAGTAAGGAACTTTCGTACCAAGCGCAGTGGCGACAGAACTAGTTAGTTCTGCTTTCACTTTAAACGCTTCTATTTCAGATTTTATTATCAACAATTCTTTAAGAATTGAATGATCAATTAAAATGTGCCCATCCTCTTCATGATATAAGACCATCCATGATTCGTAAGTCAATTCTTCCTCCATAGCATCAGTTATGGATAAGTATCTTTGTCTTAGTTTCATATATGAATCTAATGTTTGAGAGTTTAATCCCATCGCTGATGGAGTATATAATAAATCCGTTAGTGTTTTGGATTGACCTTGAAGAGGTTTCAATATTAAACAACTTTGAATATCTTTAAGAAGTCTAAGAACTTCTCTATTTAATTGTTCATAGAACAATTTAAGATAAGTTCGGACTCCTTTAGGATCCTCAGGTAAATTATTAGTGAACAATCTTATATCCCCTCTTACAGAGGCCATAAGTTGATCAACACTAATGCTTTTATCTAGAAGTTTATAATCTCTAGATAGAAGAGCCGTCAATAAGTTACTCATTTCTAAAGGGAAAATCCCTTTAGTAAGGAGTTTACTATATCTTTTCCATTGAGCATAGGTAGAATTACTTCTAACTAAGTCCAATAGATTAGACGACCCTATAAAACCTTTCCAAATCAATCTTTGAGTGAATTCAACTTTACGGGAAAGATTAAAATCTGGCCCATAATAGTACGAAACCCCACTCGCCGAAAGAGCTTCTTTTAAAGATATAGGAGATAAATTAATATCTCCCAATAAATTTTGAGAAGCAAATTGGAAAAAACCATTTGTGGATACAAATGATTTTGGAAATCCAATAGTTATTCCATATTCATTACATACATCAGTATAGCATTTCGCTACACTGGCATCTGCAATAACGATATCATCCCCAAGCACGAGATAATCTAAGAAATAATCCTTACCAGCTCTTTCAGCTGCTAAGAATACTAAGAAATGATGAACTATTGCTAAAGTAGCCCATGAGGACAATGTCCCCATCGGTTGACCCCTAGTATAGTAAAGATCCCTTGATTGGCTTACATTATTGGTTCCTGTGAAGGAATAAGCATAACCTCGTTTGGTTAATACTTTAACCCAAGCTTCAGCGAACTCTGGACAAGTCCAATGACTAATAACCTTTTCATACAATTGAATTGGTATCAAATCAGTGGCTGACTTAAGATCGTAAGAAGCAATGAATGAATATTTTTTCTTAGCAAATTCTTCAACTTTTCCAAGTTGATTAAAGGTTGCATCACAAGGATGTGATTTCAATACTTTAAAAATAGAATTATGCAAAGGCAATAGCATCCATTGAGTCCAATAATCGGAGATGGCAAAGACTCTCACCTTACCTGCAGCTTCCAATTTTGTTGAAACTTTACCAACTCTTAATCTAGGAATTAGGTGGTTAACCACATAATCCAAAGTTAAGGGTTTATCTTTTTCAGGTAATGGACCATCATACTTCTCTTTTGAGATCGATAATGATTCATATGCTGAATAGGGTACTTCACCGTTACTTATTTCTTTAAGTAAACGCTGAGCAGTTTCTTGTAAAAGAGGAAATACAGTTTGAAAGTTACTGGCTTTATAACCAGTTTCTTTAATAAGGTGACTTTCCATAGCAGAATGTAAATCCCATAAGGGAACTTTACGACCTACTAGAATAGCAATACTATCCCATGCAGCCCCTAAAAACGAAATTTTCGAATTAGGACCTGCTGTTAATGGCATTGGTATCTCTTCCGCTCCTGCAAATAGTTGTGGTTTTAAACCAAAAGGATTAAAACGATTCCAAAACTTTGACACCTTAATATCAACTTCTCTCCAATCTTCAAATAATTGAAGGGAGAAAGGCAGATATTTCTCCAATTTACTATCTAATGATTGTAAATCGGAAGCAGTATCAATTAATGGTCGTTTAAATCTAGGAGCTTCAATACTCTCAAAACTAGGATCTTTATACTTTCCAACAAAGCCTTTAAAGGCATTGAAAAGAGTATTTAGAACCCTAATTTTGGCGGTATCTCCATTTCGTATAAACGTTCTAAAATAAGAAGGTAAATGCGCAGGGAGTCCGTTAACTAGTTTCACACGCTGACCCAACCCTTGGGTTGTCGTCATTGGTGTACCAGCTAAGAATTGAAGTATTACTATCGAATCAATTTTCATGGTTAAAATAACCTGATTTATTCCTCGAGTAGTAAAACGTTTATTCAAAGATTTACTTAATCTCCATATATTCTTCATCCCGAATCGGGATAAAGGTAATCCAAGCCAACTCATTATATCTCTATAATAAATTGGTATGAATTGATCGAAATTTCTTTCG